AGGGTCCTTGTCGGGCTTAGGCTTAGGTGCTGGCGGTTGCTCCATGAACTGAATCTCCGGAAACTCAAACCGGCCGAGGTCCTGAAAGAATCTCACGATCTTAGCCCACATTTTCGAACTGCTTGAAGTTAGCGTAACTGAATTCAACCTGGTCAACAAACTTCACAGTAATGTCATTGGTCCTAACGACCAGTCCTTCATGTTTTGACGGTTGGCCGGCGATACTTGTCTTAACCCCGCGAGTCGGTTGTACGTTTAACATGTATCGAAGTTTGAGGGCATCAATGAGCACGTAGGCTTTAAAGGCGTCGGTTAGCGGCTGGCTCTTTAAAACACCCATGATCGCCGCTCGTTTGTCTTGGAGTGCGTTTATGGCTTCCTGCGATCGCATTTTATCCTGGGACTTATCCAGTTCAGCATGGATAAACTTGACAACATCTTCTGCTGCATCCATGGGATCCTGGACTGTCGTGCCCTGACGAACCTTGCTGTTGGTGAACTTCTTGACCATATCCGAGAGGCGCTTGTCGCCGCCTATGAAGTCCAGTAATGGGGCGCAGCCGTCAATGGTCTCATGCAGGATGCGCACCATTGTCGCAGTATCTGTAATCAGTCCGTCAGAGGACGGTAAATTCACGTCAATGGGAGCGAGCCAGTAGTCGTCAATTGCACTGAGCTTCTTTAGTGACAGCGGACCGTAAGCAGTATGCCAAGCTACCCCAACCTTAGCGCCATTGCGAGTAAATGAATTGATGGTATAGGTGATGATGTTGGGTGTGAACTCATATTCGTCGGGCGTCATCATACTCATGTAGGAGATATGCTTTAACCGCGTCTCGTCGAACAGGAAGTCTCCCTGCATGTAGCCGATCATGTCCTTGGGTATCAGCTTATCGGTTGGCTCAAAGATCGCGATCAGCTTCGCAGCCAGATCTTTATCAGTAATGCCCTGTCCAATAGCTTCGGCACTTGTGTAAAAGACCGGCTTCTTGTTTAGGAATGACTTGGTGGCAACAAAGAACGTACCATCCGGCCAGCGCCCAGCGAACACGCCTGGAGATCCGTCCCATTTACGGGTGACGAAAGCTTCGCTCTTTAAAATCTCAATGAATGTGTCTGCGGCAGCTCTTGCTTGAGCACTGCCATTGAAGATCGCGTTGTTGACGTGATCAATATGTCGCATATTCAAAAATCCCAGTCTCGTCTGTCGTATAATAAACGTCAGCTATATTGAAGTGTCGGATTGCTTTCACGCAACCCTTGCAAGGCTTGGCCAGACCCCAGGACGTCCGGAAGACGCCGTGTCGAATTCTGATTAGCTTGGTGCGAGCAACGTACAAGGCACAGGAACTTATTTCGTCGTAGCTGTAGCGATGACGGCGTGCGTTCTTTATAGCGGTGATTTCAGCGTGGCATCCCAGTGCATGTTCGTTCTTGCAGAAGCGAGCAGCCAGAGGATCAGTTTTGTAGGTGTTGGTACCAAAAGCAATAGGTTCACCCTGCTTTACAAGGATCGCCGCTACCTTTGCCATACCTACTGGAGAAACATCGTCGGCAGCTAGAACTGCCATATCCAAGTATTTAAGGTGTCGTCGGTTGGGCATTGTACTCTTCAGCAGCCTTCTTCAAGTACTGCTGCACACGTCGCAAGGAATCATCACAGGTGTCACCTCGCTGGCTTAGTTTGACGACAAGCTTTGCTAGCTCCGCGTTTGTGAGCTTGGCAATTTCATCGTCACCCATTCGCCTGATGACATTGGCAGGACAGTTGTAGAAATACGCTGGTGGCTGGACGACTACCGGTTTGGTTTTAATAATTGCGGGTTCGCTGGTAGTCCCGTCCGTTACACAACCGCTTAAAGCGAGGCTTAGGAACAACGCTATGTATGCTACCTTCATTTCGTGCCCTTGAGCTTTTTTATGGTATTTCTTACAACCTCGGGAGCCAAGGTATTAGCATCAGGGGCCTTATCGATCTCCGCGCTAAGCTTGTCTTCCAACTCCTGTCGTTGTACCAAGGACGTTGCAAGTTCCTGAGAGAGAGCATCCTTGGTCGCCTCAAGCTCTTCTTTTGCCTTGGCGATCACAGAATTCTCTTTTAGTAGCTCTTGGTATTGCAGTTGGTTGAAGTTAGCCAATGCTTCGGCCCTTACCAGCTTATCGTGCTGGAAATACAGAAACATTGCGATTGTGGTCAGAAACGTACCTATGCCAATGGCGGTGGTGATCTTCCCTAGTGTTGTGGCAAAAAATGCCGCAATTCCTGCTAACAAATCCAAGATCCTTTTGGTAGGCCGAGAATGGGGTTGTCGTAGTGACCGGAATTCACCCGTTAGGTGTTTACCAGCAAGGACTAAAAGCCCGTGCGGCAACTGTTCCCTTCTCACGCAAATCTATTTATACTTGGATAATGACTGGGTGGTAATCCTTCACCGCTCTTTCGAAGCGGTAGCCCAGTGGGTTGCAGATAACCTGACATTCGCCGATTCTGTAGTTGAAGTCGGTATGGGTATGCCCGTGAATCCAGTATTTGATATTTGGATTGTCCAGAATGAACTGTTCTAGGTCAGAGACAAAGAAATCATTGTTCGGATCATCCTTGTATTTCTCATGACAGGACTTGTAGCTTGGGGCATGATGGGTTACCACGATCTCGGGCTTAGCCGCTGCAATATGGGCGAGCGTCTTGTTATGCTCCGCCAAAATAGCGTCAGCTGACGCGTCAATGATGCGGTGATAGTCCAGGAAATGTCGATACAGCAGCTTACAGTAGATGTCGTTATTATAGAAGTTCGTCCAAAGGGTACCACCGGCAATGTTGCCCACAGTCCAGTTATTGGTGGAGAGAGGCTGCTGGTAGTAGTCGTGATTGCCCAACGCAATAAGGTATGGGCAATTCACGGCCTTGATAACGAGTTCTCTGGTCTTCGGATTTGGATGCAGATCGCCCGCATCCAAAATAATATCTACCTGGTTGCTTAGTTCGACAAGCTTCTCCAGAAGTATCCTGCGCTCAGTTTCTCCCCTGAGGTCCAGATGCAGGTCCGAGATTATTCCGTACTTCATTAGCGATCTTTTTGCAAGAATGTGTAAAGCTCAATTCTCGATACACAGCTTCCAGTAGCTGAGTTTCGAGTTCAAAAGCCTCACGTTCATGCGGAAGCCTGGAATATGGAAATGAGCGCTTGTAGATAATACCTTCGAACCACTTGTCCCCGTTAGATAACATCCGCAAGCGGCCCCAAATAAATTGTGCCACATGTACCATCTCGTGACAGATGGACAGAAGAACTGTCCCTATGTCGTTGAGCGAGACAGCCATGAAGCTGTGCTTCCTGTAATGTGTTACGCAAGCGTAGGTGCGTGTCCCGTCCTGCGGCATTTCACCACCATGTGCAAAAGCCGTGACGTTCTCGGTCGTATCAAAAGCAATACGAACCAGGTATTTAGCATCGGAGATCCTGAGAATCCGTGCACAGATCGAGATCGTGCGACGGATGATTTCCTCGGCTGCTACACCCGGGCTCTTGTCCTTATCAATGCTCACGTTGATCATAAAAAGTTCCCCCTGCCACAATAATTTATAAATTGAGCAGGGGAAGAAGTCAATGTAATTTAGATTTCGGCACTTTGCAGAAGGTTATTCAGCACGCTCACGTGATGTTCATTGAGAATAAAAGGAGGGGTGAACCCCGCGAAGCCAGAGCCATTTTTTAAGCTCATGTAGTAGCTCTGAGCTTCCTTATACTCCAGAGAAGAAAAGACGACCAGTTCGGTCGCAATTTCAATTACCTCATAGCGTTCTTCCGTCTTACTCTTCACCAACTTATAGCTGTTATTCAAATTTGAAATCCTCAAAGTTGCGCTTGCCGGTATCTAGTTTGCCGCGAATGAAAGGTGTATCTACTGCTGGTGCTTGGATCCCCTTTTCTGCGTTGTCGAGGTCATAGAACTTCATTTTGGCACGATCAAATCCCAGGAAGAACTTTGGGATCTTGTTCATATCGTCATAACGGTTCTTGAGCTGCTTAACCATGACCTTGCCCTGTTGCTTCAATTCCTCATCAGCAATTAGACCAATGATAAAGTCAGCAACGAAGTTCACGGCAAAGCTTTCTGAAATGCCTTCCATGGACGGGTCGGACGAGGAGGCTGAACCACGATTAAATTGTGATGCTGACCAGATCGGCACATCCCATTCAATAGCAAGTCCACGCACCTCCTCTGAAATCGCTTTCATAAAGGTGTATGAGTTGATGGTCGCACTCATCTTAATACGGCTGCTCAATGCGATGTTGAGATAGTCGATAAAGATAATGTCCGGAACAAATCCCTGCTTGAGCCGCAGCTCGTTAAGCAAAGCCCGGAACGAAGCCGTGCTAGCTGTTGCTGTGGGATACTCCTTAACCTTAAGCTTGCCGTGGCATTTCTGCTTGATTCGTTCAATCTTGCTGAAATATGAAGACTTAGGCATCTCCATAATGTCGTCGATCGTTAGGTCAAACAGGTTCGCATCAATACGCTTAGAGATTTCCTCCTCGGACATCTCCAGAGTAATGTACAGAACGTTCTGGCCCTTGGTAAGCGACGATGCAGCCATATGGCACATCAAAGCCGTCTTACCTGCGTGGGTACCAGCAAGGATCATGTTTAATGTCTTGCGGCCCACGCCACCCTTGGTTGCCCGGTTTAGATAGTCCAGGTCAAAGGCTAGCTTCTCTTCTTTCCTGTGGTAATACTCAAATCGCTTCACTGAATCTTCAATATAGTCATGACCTACAGACTGATCGAAGCTAACAGCTAATGATTTGGTCAATAAGTCGGGGATGGTGCCCCAATCATGGGCTTTGTCCGCGCCATCGAAAATCTGAATAGACTTTCTAATCGCATTATGTAAATCTTGCTTCTTGCAAAATGCTTCCGTCTCGACAAGCAACCATTCCAGTTTAGGCTCTCGTTCTAGTGGCTTGCGCAAGTTAGTGACAAGTTCATCGATTCGCTTGTATGTACCTTCAGCGATCGACTTGTCCTTGGTCAGCTCAACGAAGAGCGCTTCGTATGTCGGGGAATCATTATATTTTGCAATGAAATCTGCCGTGTGCGCGAATAGCGTCTTTTCGGCAGTGTCTTCGAAGTATTCATCCTTGATGTAAGGAATTACTCTCTTAGCATACTCGAAGTTCTGTATGAGGTTTTGTAGTACGACTGTTGATATTTCCATTTAACCCTAAGCATTATTCCTACCAAGCCAAATTGCCGGTAGCACCTCCTTTCATAATGTAGAGTTTTCACAAGAATGATGGGGCAGTTGCCCACCCCATCATCGTAGATTAGACGCGCTCAAACGCCGTAACATAAACCTTGGCCAGCTCAACCGCTGAATCAAGGGTAGCGCCCTTACACTTCTTGAGATCGGCAATCGCCTTGAGAGCAGCAACGGCCTTCGCAAAATCGTTAGTGGTAGTATAGCATGTCATTTTGTAGTATCCTATTCTTCAGTGTCATCATTTTCAATAACTTCCGGTGCCGATTGTCCATCACCGAAAGCAAACGCTTGTGCAGCAGCTTCATCAAGTCTGTCTAGGACGTCCTTGGTGAAGAACTTAGTCGGATCGCTAAAGATCTCATCCTCGGTGTGCTGCGAGCCATCCGGGAACATATAGCCTTTCCGTGGGGTGTAAGGGAGAACCTTACTATCCGCACCCAGTTCATGGAGGCCATAATAGCGATCGAGACCAGTCTCAAACGAAAGCTTCAACTCTACAGTCTGGCTCTCCTTTGAGAATCGGGACTTAAAGGATGTGGCACGGATAATGTTGCCGACGACCTTCTTGTCCTTATCCTTGTCTTTTGATTTGCCGAGCATTACGATTGTGCTTGCGGCGTATTTTGCACCAGAACCACCGGAGATCGCTTTTGGTGTATACTGGCTCATCGAGTCGTAGGTATGGTTGGTGACGATTAGAGGTACGCCCGCCTTACCCATCTTCAGCGTAAGTACACGGAAGATCGACTTAATGATCTGTGCCTTGGTCATGTCGCGGGTATCACTACCTGCGGCTGAGTCTTCCATTTCTTTCTTGGTCGGAAGCTGGCCAAGGGAGTCAAGCACCAGCATCAGCTGTGGCTTCTTCTTGCTTTTGATTGAAGCGTAGCCTTCAATGATATTAAGAGCCTTAGTTCGGAACTCTTGTAAGGTCTCTGGCTGTTGAATAAGTACGCGTTCCGCACTTACACCACGCCGTCTTACCATCTCACTATCAAGTGCGAATTCCGAGTCAAACCAGATCACGCCACCTGTCGGATTGTCCTTAAGGAACTGTCGGACAGTGGAGAACGTAAGGTACGTCTTGCCGGTGCTCGGGTCGCCGGCCCACATCGTGGATCTGTTGTTGGGGAGGCCTTTGTAAATTGATCCGGAGATCAATGCGTTCAGCATATAAGCTGAGGTATCAATGAAGCCTGTAGTTACAATTTCGTTGGTATCAAAATCTGGATCAGCTTCACGAATAATGTCTAAGAAGATATTGTCTTTCATTTATTCCTTTTGTCTTCAATCTTCACCTCACAT